AAATGGCCAACGCTCTGGGAGACGATGAAATCCCATTCTAGGCAAAAGAAAACCCCTGCCAGTTGGGACGCTGGCAGGGGTTACTAGGAAAAAAGTCCGGTGATTGGTGGAAAGGGTCCGAACATGAACAGACTAACAAAAACCAGCGAAGTTGGCAAGAAGCAGCTGCTGTTAGCGCACGGTGCGCTGGATACAAAGATTGGCGACAAATACTTAGAATATGATGGCATCACATTAGCTAAAATAGCTGAACTTGTCAGCGAACCGCAGGACAAGGAAAAGGCAGATGCCTCATTCATCATTCCCTCGGTCTACCGAGATTACGATGGCAGAAACCACGCCACGCAACGCGAGCATGGCGAATATTGGATGCTGGCGCTCGATGTGGATGAAGGTGATCCATCGCTCATCGAGCTGCGCACCGCCGTTGAGACAGTCACAGGCAACGCATCCGCACTTATCTATTCGTCAGCCGGGGCCAGCGAGGACAACCGCAAGTGGCGTGTGCTAATTCCCCTGGCCCTGCCAATCAGCGGTGAAGACTACGCTGACGCCCAGCTCGCACTGTTTGATCTTATGCAGGCTGAGGGCATCACATGCGATGCAGCATTATCGCGCACTGGCCAGCCAATATACCTCCCCAACGTGCCGCCAGCGCGACGTAATGAATTTGGTGCGCCGAGCTTTTACCACGGTGTGCGCCATCGAGGCGGTGGCCTGCTTATCCCAGCCGAAAGCCGCATTTGGGAAAACATGCTTTTCCGCCGTAAGAATGAAACCATCGCAGCAGAAAAAGCCGCAGCAGAGCGATCACTGCGCGCACAGCAGCGTGAGGAAAATCGCAGCAAGTTTGATGGCGATGACCCGATTGACGTATTCAACCAGCGCCACAGCATATCAGACATTATGCTGAAATACGGATACGAGCGCAAAGGCCGCTCAGACAGCTATCGAAGCCCAATGCAGACAAGCGGATCTTTTGCCACAAAGGACTTTGGCACGCACTGGGTCAGCCTGTCAGGCTCCGACAGAGCATCCGGCATCGGCCAAGTCAGCGGCGAGTTCTGTTACGGTGATGCCTTCGACATCTGGGCGCACTTTGAACATGGCGGCAGAATGTCAGAGGCCGTGCGAGAATACGGCAAGGAAATCCGGCCAACGCCAGCAAAGCAGCGCGAAGAGATCGTGAAAGCCGCCTCTGACCCATATGCTGACTTTGATATAATGCCTGATGCAGAGCCAGAGCCAGTGCAGCCTAAAGCTACAATCATAATCCCCAACGCCGAACAAAAGCCAATCTTCTGGCTGAAAGACGCAGAACCCGTGCTGACATCATCCTACCTGATTAAAGGCTGGCTGGGCCGAGGTCAGATGTCAGTGGTTTATGGGCCTTCCAACGTCGGCAAGTCATTCTTCTGCCTTGACATGGCGCTTTGCGTCTCAGCCAGCGTGGAGTGGCAGGGCAGCAAGGTTAGGGGTGGGCCAGTGCTATATCTGGCCACCGAGGGTGGGAACGCCTTTCAGTCACGCTGCGTGGCCCTGCGCAAACAATATGGCATCTTTGACGCTCCGCTGGCTGTCAGGCCATCGCCCGTTGATCTACTGCGCCCAGAGGCCGACCTGGCAAGCCTGATCGAGCTGTGCAAGCAAATCGAGGCCGACAAAGGTGAACCACTGTCTATGATCGTGATCGACACGCTGTCGCGCGCTATGGCCGGCGGCGATGAAAACGGGCCGACAGATATGACATCATTCATAGCCAACGCAGACGCACTGCGCGATGTCACAGGCGCACATATTATGATCGTGCATCACAGCGGTAAAGATACGGCCAAGGGTGCTAGGGGGCATTCGAGCCTCCGTGCGGCGACGGATTCAGAGATTGAGCTGGAAGTTGAAGGGGCATTGCGCACGGCAACGGCCACCAAACAGCGCGACCTGGAGCCACAGGAGCCGTTTGTCTTTAACCTTCGTGTGCATGAATTGGGCAAGGATGAGGATGGTGATGCGGTCACAACCTGTACCATCGAGCAGGCAGATCCCGACGATGTGGCCGATATGCAGCAGAAGCGGCCATCCGGCGCAAACCAGAAGATCGTGACCTCAGCCTTCAAGCAATTGCGCGGCGAGGGTATCGGTGGCTCAAATCCGACTGGCCCAGGCTGGCCTGAAAGCGGCAAATTCTGGTGCATTGAAGAGGTGGAATTGCGCAAGTTTGCGCTGGGAAAACTTACGTCAACCAACCCGTCCAGCGCGTATAATGGGGCGATCAAAGCCCTCCTGGGAAGCGGATATATGGTACAAAATGAGGGCCAAATATGGATTTCTGCGAAGGAAGGGCGTATCACATGACCTACAAATTACCTACAAAAATGATGTCACTGTTTTACAACGATAAAACTGCGTTTTTTGTAGTTTTTGTAATTTTTGTAGGTAGATTTGTAGTTTTGGCTCATACCTACAAAACCTACAAAAAGCCTATAGGGCTTTGTAGGTTTGTAGATCGGGGAAATTTGTAATGGTTAAAAAGTCGAAAAAGGCGATGGCTAATCGTGGCACGTTTGAGAGCAAGCATACTGACCATGACAAACCGATCCACTACAAGGTCGCCGCAGCGGTCGAGCCGTTCAGCTTCGCGTCAGCGGCGGCCAGCAAGGTGTGGGGCGATACGTTGGTCAATTGTGTTCCGCCAGCATACGCGCTGAGATACCGTGAGCTGAAGGGTGAGCTGGACGCAGCGATGGTCGCAGACGATTACACGTTGTGCGCTGAGCTGGCCACTAGCTTGATTAAGGCACTCAAGATGATGAACGTGAAGGCTCGCCAGGATGGACATGAGCCGCCAAAGGTTGACGGGCATATCTGCGAGTGGGGCGGCAAGATATACTGCTTACTCGCAAGCGGCGATATAAGCTCCGTGAGACGCGCAAACCCAAGTTGGGTGGTCTACCCCATATCTGACGTTTGTGCCGTCTTAAACGCGCTTACAGACGATCTGGTGTCCCCTGTGGTCAATGAGTTCCCTAAAGCCAAGATCACAGCGGTCAGAATTTACGATGATGAGATTAACTTTGAACCAACAGGAGAGTGAAATGACAGACAACGTAAGAACACAGGTGCTGAAAGAGGCATCCCAGCTCATCAACGGCCAACGGGCTTCCGACTACGGTGATGCAAGCGAGAACTTCGGCTGTATTGCGGCTATGTGGTCGGCATATCTTGGCTACCCTGTCAGCGCGGCTGATGTTTGTCACATGATGGCATTGCTGAAGATCGCTAGGTTGCGCAATGGTAAGCATCGTGATTCGAGTTGCGACGGCGCCGGCTATATGGCGCTGGGCGCTGAGTGCGATGAAGGCGAGTAGACTTTTGCGTAAATATGTGATAAGTGACCTTCAGCGCATCTCCTCCCAGACACGCGCTCTCGTTCACCTGGACCCCTGCTTTTTAGCGGGGGTTCTTTTTTGCTTTGTTTGATCGTAAGGTCGCCGCAGCAGGGAAGGTTGAGCTATGTCAAGTGAAATTTTTGTGGTATCGAAGGGCATGGAGATTGACTCCGAGATTATTGATGCTGTGTTTGACTTTATGGATGAATGTCACGATGAGGGATATAACGCCGCTCAGATCATGGTTGCGATGCTCTGCGTGGTTCAGATGATTCAGGAATCCGCAGGCACCTCGCAATCTATCCATTGATCGTGTATCATATGGGTGAGCTTTTCCATCGGAGGTGAGCTTTTCCATCGCAGGGGGTCAAATGTCCATTCGCTTCTCAATCAAGGCCGACACCGATCAGATGTACAAGAAGTTGGACAACTTGGCACGGCGGCAGATCCCCTTTGCGGTTGCCAGGGCCGTCACGCAAACAGCGGTAAAGGTGAGAAACGAAGACATCACCCGCGAATACATGCGAACCTTTGAGGCGCGTAACTTATCTTTCATCATGGCAGTTCACCGGGTTTATGGTGCCAATGCGTCCTTTGCCAAGCGAACTGGGATGGCTGTGGCGTCAATCCAGCCTGTTGATGATCCTGTGCCTGCTGGGACAACGGCATCCGCTGCTGGCGCAAAGCAAGGCACAAAGAAGACCAGGGCTGGCACGCAGTTTATGAAGCGGCATGTCAAAGGCGGCGTAAAGACATCTGGGCGCACAAAGCTGGCTATCCCTGTCACAGGTGCCAAGCTGACCAGGCGGCGGTCTGGCTCGATGGAGGGTGCAATGACGAAAGCGTCAAAGCCAAAGCAAGTGCTGGCGCGCAAGAATACGTTTATTGGAACCAGCAAGCGAACTGGCAACAGCATGATTATGCAGCGCACGGGCAAGGGTAAAAATGCCAAGGTAAACGCTCTCTACACGCTCAAGTCGAGCGCAAAGATTAAGCGCGTTTATGATCCCCTGCCAGCGGCCAAGCGCGGCATCGCGCGAACTTTCCCCAGCCTTTTCCGCAAATCTTTCGTCGGCGCGCTGCGCACGGCCAAAATCCGCGCCTGAACTTTTTCCTCGGTGGGGTGAACTTTTTCCACGGTGAGCTTTTCCCTCGGTGGGGTGAGCTTTTCCATCGGTCATGGTTTTGTGTGCTTTCGGTGGCGTTTTGCCGCCCGCTCGCCGCGTCGCAGCATGGTTTTGGCGCCGCTTCGCAGCATTTTGGGCGGGCTGATTTAATTGCGAAAAATTGGATATTGGTGCATTTTTTACTTGCCCGACATATGCTTTGAATATATTGAGGTAATAGGCGGTTTGATTGGCCGCGATAGGAAAGGAAACAAAATGTGTAAAGAGTGCAGAAAATACCCCGCGTTTAAAGAGATTGGCGCGATTGATTGCCACTATAAAATAGCGGGCGAATTTGTGGCCGGAATTGTTGGCGTTATGTTATTTGCGGCGCTTGTGTTTTATGCGCCCGCGCTTATTGCAACGGAATTCTGGACCGATACTTGCGGTTATGGCGTTTTCAATAATTGGTTCGAAGTCGGATACTATTTCCAATCGTCATCAAGCGCGCTTTGCGACGCCGCTCAAATTCAATCGCAAACAATCGTAAACTAGGAAGGAAGAAAACAATGGAAAACGCAAAGTATAACTTTATCGGAAATCTAATCCGCGCGGGCGGCGATGCTAAAACGGTCAAAGGTAATGGCTCCGGTTATTTAACCGCAATCATGTATATGACGCCTTATAAAACATTGGGGCGCAATCTTTGCCCAATGGCCGAGACCGCCGGTTGCCTTGATGGTTGCCTGAATACCGCCGGTCGCGGCGCCATGAATAGCGTGCAAAAGGGGCGCGCCCGTAAAGCGGAATGGTTTATTAAAGATCAATCGGGCTTTATGGCGCAATTGGTTAAAGATTGTATCCGCTTTATGGCATATTGCGACAAGCGCGGTATCAAGCCCGCAATCCGCTTGAATGGCACAAGTGACGTTAGGTGGGAATTAATAAAGTATGATGGGCTTAACATCTTTGAGATATTCCCCGAGATTATGTTTTACGATTATACAAAGATTGCCAATCGCCCGCTTGATATACCTAATTATAAATTGACGTTTAGCTATAGCAAGGCAAGCGCGGCATATGAAAAGCAATGTAGAATTGCGTTAAATCGCGGAATGAATATTGCCGTAGTATTCCGCGACAAAGAAAGCATCCCCGAAAGCTTTTTG